TTCAAGAGCGTCGGCACGTTCTGGATGTGGGCAGAGTCCAGCAGGGCACGCAGAGCGCCTGTGGCGGCTCCTGAGAGGCCTCCAATCATATGCGTGAGGCCGATGGGGTATGCGCCGCGCCACGGCACGAACGGGAACTCAACAATCCAGTCCAGCTCGACGCATGTCGTCGTCTGGCTCCCAGTTCCGGTACAGGGAAAGCGCGAGCCCGCTAGATTTATCAACGCTCAGGATGTACGGCTCGACGCCGTCCCCAAAGTCGATGCTGGTGTAAATCTCGAAAATGGTTCGCAAACCGTCCTCGTTATAGGACAGCTCCTTGCGACCTTCAATTTTGTCGTTGGCTATGGACGCCTTGCTAAACTCCAAGTCGGATGGCGAACCAATTTCGATGTCTCGATACATGCCGGACTTTACGCGCCGAGCAAATTCCATTTTGGTGACGTACTGAACGTGCGTCTTTCGCTCGGCCGTGTAAAAGTTCGTCGCGGCAAACGGCAGATAGATGTCGTCGATTGGAATGAATTCTGAGACCGGGCGCTTGTTTCGGGCGTCCCACATCAGTTTCATGTACTGGCCGCCGCCTAGTGGGAGTTGCGTGCTGAGCTGTTCTAGCTCTCCGCGAAACTCCTGCATCTGCTCGGTCGTCTGCCAGTTCATGAATTCCGATTTTCGCTCGGCCTTCTCTAACTTCTCCTCGTCGTGCTCGCCAAGAACCTTGGCCTTGACCGGGCCGCCAGACGGAAAGATCTCCTTCATGAAGCGGGCCGAGAAATCAACGCAGGCCTCAATCAGCATTGGATGCACGACCTTATTGGCGCCCGAGAATTGAGCGCCGCCCGGCGCGTCGTCGCCGAGGCCAGTGCGGCGCAGGCCTTCCTCGTATTGCTTGTCGCGTTTCTCGCGGGCTTCTTTGTCGCGGTCGATTTTGTCTAGCAGGTCGCTGACCGCCTCATCAAGCAGGCCGGGGTCAACCTCGTCAACGATGTTGGCGAAATGGTCGAGATTGTTTACAAGGTCTGCCTCATCGGCAAGGCGAATCATCGCCCCGCCGTCAGGAGTGTCCTCAACCTCAGACTCGTGCTCATCTAGGTCAATCATTTCGCCTTCGGACATTTCGTCGTCTTCGTTCATTCAGTCACCCGATTAGAATTCGCGGTTGTAGGTGAACATCACCTTTTCATCTGGGAGCATTCTGTCCCAAATCCTCTGATTATTCCCCATGCCTTCGCCGCCGATAAGGCTGCCCCGTGTTGCCCTCGGCATGCCGCGCTCATCAAGCCCCAGAGTCTGGGTGAGCATGAAGGGCTGAGTGTCGTAGCTTATACCATAGCGGCCAGCAAGGCCGGGCAACCCTTCAAGCTGCGCCTGAATGCCGGCTAGGCTGGCGCCGCCGCCAAACTTAGGCTTGCCCACTCGCATCACAGGCCCGCGAGGCCCGTACCCAAGATACCCCTCCGGGTTGACTTGCTGCCCATAACCGCCGCCACCAACCGCATCAACGCTGAGCGTTGCCGGGCCAATCGGCAAGCGCATTCCCGCGTGACCGCCGCCGCCAAGGCCATTGTTAGAGTCGGTCGGGGCAAGGCCAAGGTCTAGCTGAAATTCAGGCCGGCGCTGACGCTCTTGGCGAACCATTCGCCGAGTCTGTTGCGGTTCGCCAACCTCGGCGTACTGTCCGGGGTTGTCCGACAAGAAGTCGCTGATGATCGAGTTCAGTCGATTGCGGTCGCCATCGACTAGGCCGCCTTGGGCAAATTCCTCTGGGTCATCTAGCTCTATGTCTGGAGGATCATTTACAAAATTCCCGCCTTCAAGGTTAAGGTTTTCAAGGTCAAGTTCGTTGACCTCAAATTCGTCAGTAAGCTCTTGAGCGCGGTTACTAAAATTATTTCCAAGCAGAGCGTTGTATTCGTCACTTGAAAGGCCGGAGTTTTCTTTGTCTCCAATTTCTGACCATCTGCCTCTTGATTGCAGAAAGTCTTTCACCATTGAATGGTATTTTTGAGATATTGGGCCGTTGCTCCTTCCCTTGATTTGTTCAACGCTTTCAGGCGGGGGAGGAGGCAAGTCATAGAGTTTAGAAGCTTCGTTGTAAAGAGCCTGATGCCCCTTGTTAAACATGCCGGGAGTATTCGCCAAGACAGAGTCTGCCCCCATTATTTCTTCTTTGTTTGGAAGTGAATTCCAATATTCATTCCACTGCCTATTGCTTGGCGGCCTTGTTTCAATTGTCACATGGGGATTGCCCTCTTTGTCTCTCAACGAAAATATGCGAGAGCTGCCTTCGGCCACTTTGTCGCAATATCCGCCTACGCAGTGGGCCATGTAATCGCCTTCCCTACCAAGCGCTTTTTCAAGAAATTCTCTGCCCTGCATTTGATATTGGTCTTCGGCTATTTCTGGGATCTTCAGTTCATTCCAAGCATGCCCGGTCGGGTATTCAGTCATACGATGGATTGCCGGATTTTTTTGAGCGTCAAGCATTTCTTGAAGTTTTTTTCTTCTGTCGAAAATCTGCAAATCTGCTGCTTTGTCAACAGCAGCGCCAACGCTTAAGTTGGGCAAATCTGAAAGCTTGGTTTTGAGGTTGTCAGGAATGTCATCTCTGCCAATGGTCTCCAATAACAGATATTTCAATTTTGGAATGCGGTGAGCTTCTCCTGTTGTTATGTAATGAAAAGGTGTTTCTCCCTCCAAGTTATGAATCCAAGGATTTTCTTTAAGCGCACCATGAAAGTATTCCGGCTGTACAGTGTCCCAACCTCCAATCGGAATTCTGTAATTTCCCAGCCAACTATCGGCAGTATCTTTTTCGCCAAATATATTTTTCTTTTTTCCTACGCCGATTGAGCTATCTGCAATGTCATCCCATTCTTTGCCCGCATCAGAAAGCCCAGTTGTCTCTTCTGGGAACCCAGCATGCCATCTGTTGACGTTTGCTTTTTCTTTTATGTCTTGCCGGCGCAGATCATTAAAGTATTCATTATTACGAAGCAAATGGCTTGAGCCATACTCGCTTTTCAGCTCGTATTCTCTGATTGCATCTTCAGAAATTTGTTGACCGCGATTTTTGGCAGCTTGAATTGCATTCTCCCAAGTGCCCTCTGGCATGCCCGGTCTTGGGCCTTCGGCTTCTAGCTTTGCAGCATGATCAAAGTGAGTCTGAGCTTCGCGTAAAGCGGCATCGCGTTCTTTATCAAAGCTTGCCATTCGTCGCTCAATCGTCGCCTTAATCGGGTCTCCTGCGGTGCCCATATCGCTTTGCATGTAACGAGCAAGCTGCTTTTGAAGCCAAATGTTGACTTCTTTTTTAGCCCCCAAAGATTCTCCGTACTTATCAAGATAATTTAGCGCGTTCTCTTGAACCTCGGGGGTATATCCGTTGTCACGGGCTATATTTATTTCTTCTAGTACAGACTCTGGATCTTCTGAAATGTAATTTCCAAACTTAAGTTTTCTGGCGGCGCTTCTTTTTGCTAGGCGGTCGTTGTATAGGCTTTCATCAAGAGGGTCATATATACCTTCCTTCATTTCTCTCCAAGGAAGCGGCGCATCCCTAAAGTCAGCACGCTCATATCCGTTACTCATAAGCAACTGCTCGGCAATTCTTCCCGGAATAGTGTGATCGTTAGTGCCGTTTGGCATATTTACGTCAAGAACCGGAGGCAACCAATTCCCGCCCTTCTGCTTGATGACCCCGAGGCCGCCTAAGAAAGGCGCTGAGGCTTTCACCGTACCGGCAATCTTGCCCAGTGCGCCGGTCGCGGTGGCCATTGGCAGCGCTCCCGCCATGTCGAGCGCTTCTGAATTGATCTGCCAGTCAAGCGGATTGCGCGAGCGGGTATTGGCCAGCACATAGGGCTCGCCTTCGGCCATGCGCCGGGCGGCCTCTGGCGCGTCGCCCATAATCATGTCGCGCAGAAATTTGCCTCGCGGGTTCTCCTTCGGGAACAGGCCATAGGCCGCGTCGAGGTAGGGGCTGACAAGGTCGCCGAATTGCATGCTGAGCGTCGGTGGCAGACTGCTAGCGTAGCCGTCAGGGGTAACGCCGCCCATCTGCTCTTCGTCGCGTCTAGCGAGTTCCTCGTCGGTGTACAAGCCGCCCTCGGCGTAGCCGCCAAGTTTGCGGGCAGCCGCAGCATCCTCTAGATACTGGCTGATTTCGTCGATGGCCTCGTCGTCCATGTAACGGCCCATAGTTGGCCCGGCGGACATCAAATATCTGGGCTCCTGTTCCGGCATTCTTTCTTCGTAATTTGGCCGCCACATCAGGTGTGCAGGGATTTGCTCTCGAAATCCTCCAAGCACTTCGCCGTGCAAATTGTTTGGGTAAGAGGGGTGAGGAGACAGAGGATTTCGATTAACTAGATTTTTCAAATCAGCTCTGCTAATGACGTAGCCAGCCATTCGTGCATCAGGGTGAACGCCCGGATCAGTGAGGGCGTTTCCAATCGCCACCATGTCGGGAAATCCCCCCTGCTGAATTGGTTTAGAGGCCACAAATTTTTTCATGAAATCGCCGCGCTGGTCGAAAGACAGGTCACGCAACTGATCAAAAAGTTTTTCCGACCTCATCCCTACAAAGTCCGGGATTATCTTCCCAGCCTTCTCATCGAACAGTTTTTGGCTTGCCCTAGTTAGCGGCGAGTTGTTAAGCATCTGAGAGAGAACATCGGCAAACATAGTGTTGGATTGCTGAGCCTTCCGCCCCTGCCCTGTAAAAACAGGCAAAACATCAGCGCCGCCATATTTTTCAGTAAGCCCTTTCCAGCCACTTACATATTTACTGACAGCGCCTTTGTCTGCGGCCCAGATGGCGTTGGGGTCTTCGCCGTAGCGTTGGAACAAACCGAATCGGGGGCCGCCCATTAGTTCGACTGGGCGATCTAAATCGAATTGCAAGTCTCCAATCAAGATTGACTTGAGTCTGCGACCAGCGTCCGTATGGTCTCCGTACAGCGGCGTCAGCACTGACCCCTTCAGCTCATACGGATCAATGAACCTCGGAATTTCCACGCTTGGAACGGTCGGTTCGCTAATGTGTCCGTAGTGACTCATCGGAAAGTTTGAGTCGTTGCCGATGAAATCCTGCTTGTATTCAGGATTTCCTTTTTTGACTCTTGCGGGATGCTGCTTTATGCGCGTAAAAATCTTTTTGGCGGTTGCAAAACTCACGGCATTCCCTCGTCAAAAAATCAAGATTTGCGGAAAGTCTACCTCATCGCGAAGCGCATCAAAATAAAGTGTCGCGTTACACGCAATGCGTGTGTTAAATTCAAACCTCAACAACAAAAGGAGAAAACCATGCACAAGGGCTACATAGTCGAATTAGACGGCATCATCTGGGGCAGCGCCAACACCTGCGACGGCGCGTGGCGTGACGCCGAGGAGGTTTGGAAAATGGAAAATCCCGAAGACAAAGCGGCCTGCCATCCGGCGACCAACCGTCTGCTGGCCATGATTGACCTCATGGGCGCCAGCGCTGAGTGGCACATCAAGCACGGTGTCGCGTGCTACTACGATGAGGTGATGGCATGAGCGAAACCGTGTTTAATTTTATGTTCACGCTTCCGTTCGGCAGCGCTAACGAGGCAAAAATTGACCAGATGATGAAGGCAGTAGGGCCGCTCAGCGCGGACATGTCGGGTCAAGATGCCTGCAATTACTACTACGCTCCAATTCGCGAGGCCTGCGTTGAGGCGGGCCTTGAGGAGGTTGAGCAGTCGCCCATCGGGGCGCTCTGGCGCGGGACGATGCCTCAGGTGATGGCCGCCGCAATGGCGCTCCCTGACTGGGCGCAGGGATTTGCGTGGCCAGTGCTTCCTGATGAACAGCCCGACGCCTGAGGCTATCAAGGCCGCCAGAGCTGCCGCCGGCCTAACGCAGGCTGAGGCGGCGGCTCTGATTTATTGTGGCTGGCGAGCTTGGCAGGAGTGGGAGGCCGGGAACCGCAAGATGCATCCGGCCTTCTGGGGACTGTGGAAGCTCAAGGCCCTCAAGGAGCCCTGACAAGTCGCATTGCTGTCAGTGGGCGCGGCGCCTGTCGCAGGAGGCTCTTGAGCAGCGCAAGGCCTCCAAACCCTCCTGCCACTCGGCCCGTCTCATAGGCCAGCCCCTCGCCCTGTAGCCCAGTCCTGTCGGCAATGTAGTCGCTCCCCATGAAAGGCTTTTCAGAGTCGGGGCCGAGCATGTTCCGAATAGCCCGAGCGTAGGGATTCCCGCCTTCCGGCGGCGACAGCGGAAGCATCGAGGCAATGTCGGCGGCGCCGCCGGCCCAATCAGCGCCGCTCCGCAGGAACCCCTTGCCGAAATCTTTGGCGTTCTGCACTGGCCCTTGGCTGGCAGAGCGGGCCATTTCCATCATGGCCTCTGCCGCTAGCTGGTCGCGGTATCGCGCCACTATTGCTAAAAGCCCCGGATCTACCTCTGGCTTTGGCGCCTGCGGGAAATATCCCTCGGGCGGGTAGATGTATTCGTATTCGCCGCTCATTTGTATTTCTCTACCATGTTGATCAGGCGCTGGTTTAGCAAGGGCTCGACGACCTCGCGAGTCATAGCTGGGGCCATTCCGTTGCCGACGATGATTTTGGCTAGGCTGCGGTCATCAGGGAGAGGATAGCTGTCTGACAGGCCGAGCAAACGAGCGTAAGAGCGCGGATTAAGTGCTCGCACATCACCGCCGGGCAGCACCACTCGGTCGGTTTGCACCGGACTAGATAGCACCGTGATTCCGGGCTTGCCTGCGAACGCCAGTGGGATGTCCCCTTTGAAGCCAGAGCCGCCGCCGACTAGCAGAGGCGTGTCAAGACTTGCTGGATCAATGCCACGCTCAGCAAGCCGCCTGAGCTGCCACGGCGCAAGCTGGGAAGGCCGCATGCTCTCAAGCTGATCTTCAATAGCAGGAAACCAGTCACCCGGTTTAGGCCAGTATTGTTGGGCCGGCGGCAAGTCTGCATCGAGCATTGCGCGAACCATCATTCTGTTTCGATTGCTCGGGGCGCCAAGGTCAGCGGCATTGTGGCGCACGATGTCCCAGTTATAACCCTGCTCGTTCAGTTCGTCGGCAATTCGCTGAAACGCTCCGCGCTTCTGGTAAGCCGGGACGTTCTCTAGCGTGAAAATTGGCGGTCGAATGTCCCTGATGGCGCGAGCGGTAGCATCGGCCGTCATAAGGTCGATGGGGTCTTCAGTTTTACAGTTGGCGCTGCTGTAGTTTTTGCAGCTCGGGCTGGCGTGCAACAGGTCTACCTTGCCGGCCATCGGCGAAAAATCAACGTCTTGCACATCAGCGTTGACTATGTGCTTGCCAAACAAATTAGCGTAGTGCTGAGCAATCTCCGGATCTTTCTCGACCGCCATCACCGGCTTGGCCAGTCCTTCAAGGCCGTGCTCAAGCGTGCCGCCGCCGGAGAAAATCGACATCATGCGGGGCAGATATTTTTCGGCCAGCCCCACTAGCCCTCCCTTGGCCTTGCGGTCAACAATGTTGGTGATGCTCGGGTCGAAGATTACGAAGTTTCTGCTGCCTTCTCCGGCATTGCGAGAGTTTCCATCAAGGTACTTGATGCCGGGGATGCCCGCTTCCTGAAAATCTTGCCGAACTCTTTCGGCGGATTCCCTCCATCCGGGCTTATCAAAATGTTTAAGCGGCCCCCTTAAATAGTTATAAAAATCTTCCCCGGAATTAAGGACATTTGTTCTTCCGGCAGAAAGCCACTTGTCTAAATTTTTATCATAAGAAGCAAGCCCGGTAGACCCCATAAAGTCTTTTACGGCCTCAGACTGCACCCCAAGCGGCTTGTCCCAGTCCAGCATCTGAATCACTTTGTCTTCTGGCAGCTCGACGGTGTACAGCTTGCCCGTGGCGTTTACTGCATTCCTAAGCTCATCTGACGGGTCGTAATTGTGGAGGTCTCTGTAGGCCGCGCTAATTGCTTGCGAGGGATAATCAAAGCCTAGCCAGTCGTCAGCGTGCAGCGCCTTGATAAGGCCTTCCTGCGGCTCTGAGAAGTGCCCGGTGCCCAGCAAATCAAGCAGCTCATCGTGTTCAGCATCTTTCGGCAGAGCCTCAAGAAACTTTTCTCGCATTGCTTTGTGTGAAAGTTTTTTGGCGTACTGCTTAGCCACTTCCATATCCTCAGCAGTGTATGCGCCGTGACCATAGGCCTGCGATCCCTCCCCTGTTCCAATCTTTGACAGGTCAAACTCTCCGAGCGGATTGCGCTCGGTCGGCGGGAAAACATGTGGCGAGCCGTGATAGACCTTGAGGTACTTTTTGACTAAATTCTCAAGGCCGCCGACAAGGCCGCCCCTCGCGTACTCCTCCGGCTCCTCGCTCTCTGGCTGATACAGCGCAGCACCGCCGGCCACTGGCGTCACCACTGCGGCGTGTCTAAGGGCGCGGATGAGATCGTTGTGCGTCGTCTGGTCGCCCTCAAGAGCGTCCCAGTTGCCATGATGCACAAGGTGCTGGTAGTACGGTTCAAGGTCGGGCTCTATCCTGACATCCATCGCCCGCTGCCTGTCGCCCATGCGGTCAACCGCCTCATAGCCGCCGATGGGACGCCCCTGCCTAGAGCGAGACATGTACTTGCCGGCGTCCTCGCTCGACATCCCGATGTGGCCCTTGATTTCTCTAGCGTCGAACGTGCCGATGTCACCGCGCCCCAGCATGCTGGCCGGGAAGCCAGACTTGCCGCTTGAGACGCCCTTGATGCCCTCGGTGAAGCCGCGCCATTCGTCAATGGGGGCGAACAGCATCTCGTTCAGCTCATATCCCTTAGGGGCGAGGTTCTCGGCGGCATAGCGCAGGTCGTCGGCCAGCATGTTCTGCATGCCGAAGACCCGGAACTTGCGCCGGATGTCCTCAATCGAGTCGGTGTCTGCGACGCCCTGCTCGGCAAGGTCGAGGTACTTCTGCCCGGCCGGGCTCAGCAGCCAGCTAGAGAACGCGCCCTCGGGTCGAATCAGTCCCGGCTCGGGGTCGTAGATTTTGAGACCTAAGCGCTCAACATCGTCGAGCTTGCGGCCGGTACGCATCACGCTGCTACGGGTGATTCCGTAGGCCTTGAGCAGGTCTCGCGGCCCCATCTCGCCGCGACGAGCCCGCTCGGCCTGCTCCTGCATGAAGCGGCCGAAGTTGTCCTGAATGTAGGCCGGCACCTCCTCGATGTAGCCGGTGTCCCGATGGAAATCAGACAGCGGCCGCCACACCCAGTCGTCGATTTTAGTCGTCGGCGCGTCAACGTGCTCCGCAATCTTCTTCAGCCTGCCGAGCGCTGACTTGAGCCCCATCTCAGCAATTCCACGCTTTGAGGCTTAAAGCCTTGCGCGTCGGCTTGCCCTTCTCGTCCTTCATCGGCCCCGGCATCCCGCCCATGCGGGCGCAGAATGATTTGCGCCGGGCCGCGTCCTTCTCGGTCTTGGGATGCGGGGCCGGAGGCTTGAGGTTCATGCCCTCGGCCTTGGCGCTGGCCCTGCCCTTGGCATTCAAACCGCCCTTCGGGTCTTTGCCCTCCTTGCGAGTCCATGCGGGTGTTTTAGGCGGCATAGGGATTTGTCCTCTCCTTGCGGTATTTTCGCGGCTCATCGTGGTCTCGCGCCACCGGCAGCTCAAACCATCGTTCGTTGCGGAGAAATATAACAGCCTGCGTAAAAGTGTCCACATAGTCGTCGTGCTCGGCCACGGGGAACTTGCCGATTTGCTTTAGGAAGCCGGCAGCCCATGAGACCGGATGCCCGAGATTCTTCGCCGACTCGGGAATCCAAATCAGCTCAAGCTCCAGCGTTGGCGCCGCCTGATGCGCCCGGCTGACCTTGTCGGCGTTGCCGGGGTTGTAGCCGATTGCGGGCACCTTGGCGAGCCTGAGGTCTTGCAGCAGGCTCTGGCCACTGGCCTTGGCCTCGACCAGCACCCTGTCGGGCCGGCGCGGCCTCGCATACGGGTTGTCCTTGGTCTTGCCGCCGCCACCATACTCCGTGCTCCAGTCCTTGATGGCCCGCGCCCTGAGGTCGGGGTAGCTCAGGTGCTCATCCCATGCGTCGATGAGCATCACGTTGCGCTCACCCTTGTGCGTGAACACGGCCCAGACTGTGCAGGCGGTCGGGTCGCCAGTTGACCTTTCCGTAAACGCACAGTCGTAGCTCTGGAGGATGAACTCAAACTGCGGCAGCCCCTCGTCAGCCGGCCAGAGCTGGAAGTACTTGGTCTTGAGAATCCCGCCCTCGCTCGGCGTCGGGTCTTGCTGGAGCTGGCCAGCGGTGCCGTAAACGCCGAGCAATTGCTTGAGGTTGCGTATCTCCTCAGCGCCGAAGCGCTCGGAGCAGATAAGCTCGCCGACCTTCTGGCGCGGATCGTAGGCGCCAAGCGATGTCGTGCGCTTCTTGCCATCCCATTCGGCCGGGATGCAGATGTGCTCCCAGCCGCCGATGTCGAGGATGTGCCCGCTGATGTCGCGCTCATGCAGGCGCTGCATGACGGTAACCATGCTGTCGGTCTTTGGGTTGTTCAGGCGCGTGCTCCACACCATGTCGAACCACTCCAGCGCCGAGTCTCGCATCGCGTCGGACTGGGCCTCCTGCGCCGAGTGCGGGTCGTCGAGGATGAGCCGGCTGCCGCCCTCGCCGGTCGCCGTGCCGCCGACACTGGTCGCGATTCGGTAGCCCGTCTTGTCATTTTCAAACCGCTGCTTAGCGTTCTGGTCGCCCGCCAACGCGAACAGATGACCCCATCGCGCTTGATACCAAGGGCTTTGCACCAGCCGCCGCGCCTTGAGGTTGTCCCTGATGCTCAGCGTGCCGGAGTAACTCGCGCACAGGAATTTCTGTTCCGGGCAGGTGAGCCATTCCCACATCGGCCACATCACGCTGACGATGGTCGATTTGCTGTGTCGGGGCGGAATGTTGATCAACAGGCGCCGCAACTCTCCGGCACTCACCGCCTCAAGGTGCTCGCAGATTTCCTCGATGTGCCAGCTTTCCACGAACGGGATGCCCGGCTCGACAACGTGCCACGCTTGCCGCACGAACTCATACAGGCTTGCGCTGGCCTTACGCCGAGCCTGCTCGGCCTCCACGGCCTTCAGCAGCAGCTCTGGCGTGAGCTGGCTCATTGCAGCACCCGGTCGTCGGCACGCTCCTGCACGCCGGCCTTGCCGAGCATGCTCCTCATGCTGGCCAGCTCAGCGTCGCTGAGGTTCGCCAACTTGACGACAGTCTCAACTGTAGTGACCGATTCCTGCTTGACTTGCAGTGGCAGCACCTTGCCGACCAGCGCCAGAAACGGCCCCGGATTCTCGACCGCCTGCTGCGCGAGATAAGCGACGCCGCCGGCATCGCTAAGCGCCGTGAGGATCATGTCCTTCAGCGCCGCCGTGTTTTTATTCGGCGTGCCGACCGTGCGCCCGCCCCGCCTCACGCCCTTAAATTCGCCCTTCTTAAATGGCATTCTTATCAACGCTTCTTAAGCGTCGCCTCATATTTCTCGCTGTTAATTCAACAGCAATCTTTAACGCTAACTTTGAAACACTCCGGTGCCAAATAGTGGCACTCACATTCCCCGCTCTTCGTTTCGTGTGGCCACAGCGTAACCCATCCGTCTCCGAGCCGCTCGTAACTGTCTGCGGCCAGCGCGGCCTGAGCCGCCACCATAACCATCGTCATTTCGCTTGCGCCTTTCCGGTAAGCCCTGAGGATGTCCAGCAGCTCACCCAGCCCCCTGCGATTCATCGTGACCATCAGTTAACGCTTGCGTCAATGGAAAGGTTGACGTTTGCGTTAAGGTTAGGTCGGTAAATCGTGCTCTCCCACCGCGTCACCACATCCATGTGATTGTGGCGCTGCTGCGGCGTCACTCGACATATCGGCTTGATCCAGCCGATATGCTTCAGAGCCCCGACCCCGGACACCCAGACATTGTGGTGCAGCCGAATATCCCGCAGCAGCCCGTGCTGCGAACAGTAACTGCGGAACCTGTCTCCCTCCACAAACCGCTGGCGCACCAGCAGCCCGGCGCATAGCGTCAGATACCGTTCAACAAACTCGGGGGCAACCCTGTACGCCCGACCCCAGCACTGAGCGGCCAGCCGGAAGGCTTCCCGCATCCTGTCCTGCTCGGGGCGCGGCGCTTGCCCATGCGCCCAGCCAAGGCCCGCAACGTCATCATCATCAAACAAACTCGCTTGCTGAAACATGACTGAACTCCTCCCGCATCAACATAATTTTTTTCCCGTTTTGGCACCCAAATCGTCCGCGTACCCAGCGTACCTTTTTGTACCCCCCCTATAGGGGGTGGGTACGTTTAGGTACGGCTAGGGCACTTTTTGCCCTCCGGTACCCAAATTGGAAAAGTACCGGCAGGTACGTTTAGGTACGCGTACTCAAACGTACTTAGTACCGGGACGTACCGGGTACCTAGCGCTCATTTTTGCGAATCATCAGGGCGCCGGCATGCACTGCATCGACCATCGTCCAGCCGCCCTCCTGCGCCTCGATGATGTTGGCCTCCAGCAGGTCGGCGATGAATTTGCCGGTCGCGCTGGCCTTCAAAGTCTGCTTGGCGTAGGCCTCGGTGAAGTCTTTTTGCTGAACCAGATAGGTCATCATCGTTTCACGGGAAACGTATGGCGCCCCTCGTAGCTCGTCAGCTCCGGTGCCCCACCATGCGTTCTCCCAGAATTTCCGGTGCTGCGCGAGCTTGCTTTCCTTCTTGCTGGTGGCCGCCGAAGGCTTAGCATTAGCGTCAATAACAAGCACGGCGCTGCTCACCGGCTCGCCATCCTCGTCCACCCAGCCCGGAATCTCGACCGACTCCAGCCGAGCGCAGAGCGGTTCCGCAAGCTCGGCGTCCTTGCTTTTGCGCTGGATGATTTGCAATGGCTCGCCGTCCTTGCCGGGCACGATGGAGACCTCAATATCGAGCGCTCCCCGCCACGCACTGGAGCCTCTAGCACGGTGCTGGGCTTCCTCCGACACGCCAGTGTGGTGAACCAGCAGCACGCTGCATTTGAACTCCCTCATCAGGGCGTTGCAGGCGTCTAACATCGTCTTGGTATCCTGTGCGGAATTCTCGTCGCCGGACAAGAATCTGTGCAGAGTATCCACAACTATTAAACAGGGTTCTAAGCCCAGCGCCCGGATTTGCTCGACCACTTTGCGGTATCCCTCGGGCGTGTTGAGGTCGCAGCCATCGCGGCTCAGCCACATGTTGAGCTTGTCGATTTTGTGGCAATGCTTCCACGCTGCCACGCGAGCCCGCAGACCATGATGGCCCTCGCCAGCCAGATAGATAACCGTCCCGCTCTTGACCGCCTTACCAGCCCATTCTTCGATGGCGCTACTGATTCGCAGGCACCAGTCCAGCACCACAAAGGTCTTGCCACCGCCTGACGGGCCGTGAACCATAATCAGAGCCTGCGACTGCACCCAGTGCTTGATGAGCCAAGCCAGCGGCGCTGGCTGGGCGCTGAAGTCATCGGCCGGAATGAGCCAGTCATGCGCTGGTGGCGCCAGCAGAAGCGCGAGGTCGTGGCCCGACTGGACGAAATCGTTGGCGTCGCCGGGAATTGGCGGGACGACCATGCGGGCGCCCCACTTGGCGCAGGCCTGCTCGGCGTAGCGCTGGCCGACACCGCTGGCGTCATTGTCAGCGACGATGACGATGGGCTGCGTGCTGCCAAGCTCTCGGATAGAGCCAGTGACCGGCACCAGATTGCTGGCGCTGTAAGCAATAGCGCAGGGGCGACCAGTCGTCTCATGAATTGTCGCCGCTGTAGCAAAGCCCTCGGCAACATAAATGACTCCGGGCTCGTCCATCGTGCCGAGCATCCAGAATTTGCCACCAGTCTGGGCGCCGGGGTGATACAGCTTGCCGCCCTCCTTGTCGATGTACTGGAGGCTGCTGAGCGAGCCATCCGCGCCATACAGGGGCACCATCAGGCGGCCGTCTCCGGTGACTCGGGCGCCGTGCGGCTGGATGCCTTTGCGCTTGAGGTATTCGTGCTCGGCGCTTGCCGGCCCCGCGACCGACCAGATTTTCTCGACCGTATCCGCAGCTACCGCCCTCTGCTTGGCCAGCTCCTCATCGCGGATTGCCTTGGCCTCGGCCAGTCGCCGGGCGTTGGCCATTTCTTCGGCTGCGCTGATTGGTCGCCCGACATCAGCTCTGAAGGTGACCTCAACCCCTGCCCGCCAGCAGCCGAAGCGCCCTGCAGGGATGCCGTCGGGATAGATGATGTACCAGCCAGACTTGTCGCCGGCCTTGCCTGACCCCTTAGTGCCAGAGCGGAATCGGTGGATTTTACCGTCAAGCTGGAGGTGGTCGGGAGGCTCAAGCCCCGCCGCGACCATCGCGTCTTTTAGCTGTATTTCAGGCGGGTCGGGCCTGAAAGTTTCCTGCGGCAGCACTGGGCCGCCAAAGATTTTAGTGAGGTCTGCCATTGTTGGTCTCGCTGTTTTTTGTCGTGCCGGGCGAGTGTGCTACCAGTTTTCGCCGGCTGTCAACGGCAATCCGTGTCACCGATTGACGGTGACAAGCCGATAAAAATAATTTCTTTTAGTTGTTGACAGCCCTTATTTTAAGGCCTTAAGATTAGCCCCGCACAGCAACCAGACTTCTCTGACCGCTGAAAAAGGAGACCAAGATGAAGACCGAATACTCCATCAAAAACGAGACCTCCCGCCCCGCCGGGAACTTTCGCGACAGCGTTCCGCTCAAGCGCCAGTGGGCGCTGGTGAAGAACCAGAAGCCCTACGGCTACACCGTCATCAGCAGATTTTCCACCAAAGAAGCCGCTGAAGCGGCGCTTAAAAACCTGACCAACGGTTAAGGAGACAAACATGAAATTCATCATTGAACTAGACCGCGTCAAAAACGATGGCCTGTCCGACCGCGACTGCGACGCGGTCATCGAGACGATCCAGAGCGCTCTGCTTGACCACTACGAGGGGAGCATCAAGGTAGCTGACGCCTACCTTGACCACTGGGAGCGCCTGTCCGCTGGCGAGGCCACTGCCGAGGACGGCTCCGACGAATGGAGCCAAACGATGAGCTGGGCTCTGGGCCGCTGTGAGCGGTTGTTCGACAACTGGCACTCGGTGCCGCCGATTTTTCCCTCTTTGCGAATTGTTTAAGGAGACGACATGAACATCGACCTCAACGAAATCCTCGACGGCCCGCTCTGGCAGGTCGTCAACACCCTTACCGCCATCAAATATGACGTTCAGTACGAATGCGGCCAGTACTGTAACGTGGCCCCGGAAATCGCCGCTCAGGCCTACGAATGGGCTCAGCAGATTTACGACATGAGCGAGGCGGAATTCGCCGCGTGGAAGTCTGAAGAATAAGGAGACCAACATGATTAACCTGACCCCACACTCCATCACCGTTCGGATGCCTGACGGCAGCGACCGGACTTTCCCAGCCTCTGGCACGGTTGCCCGAGTCACGACTTTCGAGACCAGTGCTCTGTCGCTGGACGGCATCCCGACCGCTTACCGGCGGACGGGCAACGTCGAAGGGCTCACGCTGCCCCTGCGGCAGCCAGTGCTCGTCAGCGCGATGGTGCTGGCCGAGCTGCCGGGCGCGGACAACGTGTTCGCCCCTGACAGCGGGCCGACCGCCATCAGGGACGAGCGCGGCCAGATTGTGGCGGTGACCCGCCTGATTCGGGCCTAAAATTTTTTTCTAAAAAGTGTTGACGACTTTAAACGGAACCCTTAAAGTCGCAACCCACAGGGCAACCGGATTTCCCGACCGCCCAGAGGAGAGAAACATGACGACAAAGTTTGAGACCAAGACTTGCACCCGCTGCGGCGGCAACGGCCGATACAGTTTCAACCTGATGCATGGCGACCGCTGCTACGGGTGCAACGGCACCGGCAAGCAGCACACCAAGCGCGGGCTTGTCGCCCGCTCGTATTTCTTCGACATCACAACAGCGCTTGCCGGAGACGTGCGGGTCGGCTGGCTCATTCTTGACGACCTGCCCGGCAAAAAGCCGGTGTGGCTTCCCGTGCTGGAAACCCGGGACGACACGCTAAACGCGGGATACGTCACGATGAGCACCCGGCGCAGCTCCTACGGCTGCCACCGCGACGTCAAAACCCGCGCGGTCCCGAGCGAGCAGGCGCTGCACGATGCGATGGCGGAGGCTCTGGCATATCAGGGCACGCTGACCGTAACCGGCAAGCCTTCAAAACGCCCGAAAATCACCGCGGTGATTGTCGAGCACCACGCCGGCTGAAGCCGCGCAACACCTTGGCCGCGCTGAACGAGTGGACGAGCGGCACCGCCCGCGACCGCGCCACCGCTGTGCGGGCACTGGCCGACAAGTACATCAACAACTAAGGAGACTTTGATGGCTATCAACCTCAAACGCACCAACGCTCTCGCGGCGGACGGTGTCAAGATTCTGGTCTACGGGCACGCGGGTGCCGGGAAGACCAGTCTCATTCCGACCCTGCCGGCGCCCATCATCCTGAGCGCTGAGGGCGGCCTACTGTCTATTGCCGATGCCGATGTGCCGTACATCGAAATTGGCGACGTTCAGGCGCTGCGGGACGCTTATCAGTGGATTGTCAGCAGCGACGAGGCCAAGGGCTTTCAGAGCGTGGCGCTGGATTCCATCAGCGAAATTGCTGAGGTCATCCTGAACCATGAGAAGAAGGCCAGCAAAGACCCTCGGGCGGCCTACGGAAACATGCAGGAACAAATGGCCGACATCATCCGCGCTTTCCGCGACCTGCCCGGCAAGCATGTCTACGTCAGCGCCAAGCTGGAGAAGGCCACCGACGAGCTGGGGCGCATCCTGTACAGCCCGTCGATGCCGGGCAATAAGACCGGGCAGGCGCTGCCCTATTTCTTCGACGAGGTGCTGGCGCTGCGCGTGGAGCGCGACGCCGAGGGCGTGCCCCAGCGTGCCCTGATGTGCGACAGCGACGGGCTCTGGCTGGCGAAAGACAGGAGTGGCCGACTGGCCGCTTGGGAAGCGCCCGACTTGGGCGAAATCATCAACAAGATTGGAGGTGGAAAATGAGCGACGGCACTGGAGTGACGTTTGCGAATATGGAAGAGATTTCTCGCCGACTGGCGCCAAAGCCAGCGATGAGCAAGGACAAGACGCTCCGCGACTACTTCGCGGCCTGCGCCATTCCGGCGCTCATCGCTCGCGGCATGTACGGATATACCGACCTCGCCATGCACGCCTACGCGATGGCCGACGCCCTGCTGGCGGCTCGGGAGGTGCAATCGTGAGCCGCGACATGCTTGACGCATTGGCCATTGAGTGGAGCCTGCACAAGAAGTTTGAGGAAGACGCTGTGGCGGCTCGCCGGGCGATTGAAGACCAGATGGTCAAGCTGGCCTCAATCCCTGAAACGCTCGACGGCACCGAGACCCTGCGGCTTGATAGCTGCGAGGTCAAGATTGTCGGGCGCATTGACCGCAAGGTGGATGGCGACAAGTTGCAGCAGCTGGCCGCCGAGCACGGGCTGACGGACTACCTGAGCAGCCTGTTCCGCTGGAAGCCAGAGCTGTCGATGACGGCGTGGAAGCATGCCGACGCCGAGATTACAAATGTTCTGTCGGGCGCCATCACGGCCAAGGCCGGGCGCCCATCATTCAAAATCACAACCAAGGAGTAAGCCACATGGCTTTTTTGACCGAATCGTTTGACATCGCGACCCTGCCCGAAAGCACCAGCGGCTTCGACCCGCTGCCGGCCGGATGGTATCAGGCCACGATTGCCAGCACCGACCTGAAGACCACAAAGGCCGGCAACGGGCAGTACATCAAGCTTCGCTACGACATCGTCGGGCCGACGCATCAGGGGCGCGTCGTGTTTGGGAATCTCAACGTGTTCAACCCCAACCCCAAGGCTGAGGAAATCGGTCGGGAGCAGCTTCGCGCTCTCATGCTGGCTGCCGGGCTGAGCAAGCTTCAGGACACCGACGAGCTGGTCGGCGCGACCGTCCAAATCAAGCTCGCCATCCGCAACGACCCCCAGTACGGGTCGAGCAACGAGGTTCAGGGCTTCAAGGCTTTGAATGGCGGCAGTATGCCTCGTCCGAGCACCGCTCCTGCGGCGGCCCCTGCGGCGGCTCAGGCTCCGGCCGGGCGCGGCGCCCCGCCTTGGGCTAAGAAGTAGGCAAAAAAATCCCCGGCTCTCTTGCGAGGGTCGGGGATTCAAGAAGACCAACAACAAAGGATGCAACATGAAATTGCCGGCCAATCTTACCTTAGTTGGGAGTATTGACAAATATCATGCGGATTCAAACGAACTTCCCCGGACGCATATGGGCGCTAGCATTCTGGGCCACGACTGCGACCGTTATCTCTGGCTGCACTTCCGCTGGGCCGTCATCGAGAAGTTCCCCGGCCGAGTGCGCCGCCTGTTCCGACGAGGCCACAATGAGGAGGCAACAATTGTTGACGACCTACGGGCGGTCGGCGTGGACATACGAGCAACGGGAGATTCGCAGGCTCGATTGAATTTCGGCTGCCACATCGGCGGCAGCGTTGACGGCATCATCGAGAAAGGATTGCCGGAGTCCCCGCACAAGCGCCACATCGCCGAGTTCAAGACGCACAGCAAGAAATCGTTTGACGACCTTGAGCGGCACGGCGTGCAGAAATCCAAGCCGATGCACTGGGCGCAGATGCAGCTCTATATGCTGGGCACCAAGATTGACAGGGCGGCCTACATTGCGGTCTGCAAAGACGACGACAGGCTGTACGTCGAGCGCGTCAGATACGAGCAGAAGGCCGCTCAGGCGCTTCTGGAGCGCGGCAAGCGCATCACGCTGGCCGACCGCATGCCTGAGCCCATCAGCGCCGACCCTAGCTGGTACAAATGCAAATTCTGCCCGGCGCACGACCAGTGCTTTGGCAGCAAGCTGACCAAGCAGGTCAACTGCCGCACCTGTGTTCATAGTACGGCGCGAGAGGATGGCACTTGGCATTGTGAGCGCTGGGATGATGCGATTCCTGAAGAGGCTCAGCGCACCGGCTGCGACAGCCATGTGCTTCACCCTGACCTCGTCCCGTGGCCGATTGCCAACCAGTCCAGCGGCTGGGAGGGCAGCTACCTCATCGATGATAAGCCGGTGAGGAACGGAGAGGCCGACGCCTACACGTTCAGCAGCCACGAGCTAATTGCCAACCCTTCGGCCTGTGCATGGGGCGATGAAAACATCACCGCCATGCGCCAGACCTTCGGCGCCCGGATTGTGCCCAGCCCGCCGCCGGAAGAGCCGTTTTGAGCGCTCTGCGCGATTACCAGCGTAGAGCCATTGACCAGCTCTACGAATGGTTTGCTAAGAACGATAGGGGCAATCCCTGCATTGTCATGCCGACAGGGTCAGGCAAGAGCCACATCGTGGCTTCTTTGTGCAAGGAGGCCTTGCAGCAGTGGCCAGAGACGCAAATCCTGATGCTGACGCATGTCAAGGAGCTGATTGAGCAGAACGCGGAGAAAATGCTTCAGCACTGGCCTGAAGCGCCGCTGGGCATCTACTCGGCCAGCGTTGGCATTAAGCACATTGACAGCATCACGTTCGCCGGCATCCAATCCATCTGGCGCAAAGCCAGCCTAATTGGGCACATTGACCTCATCGTGATTGATGAGTGTCACCTCGTATCGCATCGGCAGCAGGGCACCTACCGCCAATTTATTGACGACCTAAAAGCCATCAATCCAAGCCTGCGAGTTATTGGTCTGACCGCAACTCCGTACCGGCTAGGGCATGGCCTAATCACTGAGGACGGTGCGTTGTTCGATGCGCTCATTGAGCCTGTGAGAATTGAGGAGCTGGTGCTAAAGAATTTTCTGGCGCCGCTCAGGAGCAAGCTGACAAAAGAGAAGCTTGACGTTAGCGGGGTCAAAAAGCGTGGCGGCGACTTCGTTGAGCATGAATTGCAGGCCGCTGTCAACAAGCCCCAAAAAACCGCTGCGGTTGTCGAGGAAGTGATTGGGCTAGCCGGCGACCGCAGGGCGTGGCTGTTTTTCTGCTCTGGCGTTGACCATGCGTTTGCTGTGCGCGACGAGCTGCGCGGCAGGGGCATCAGCGCTGAGACGATCTACGGAGAAACTCCAAAGCGCGAACGCGAAGAAATCATTGCGGACTACCGAGCAGGAAAAATCAGGGCATTGACAAATGCCAACGTCCTGACGACTGGCTTTGACTATCCCGATATTGACCTCATCGTGATGCTGCGCCCAACCATGTCGCCGACCCTCTATATGCAAATGGCCGGGCGCGGGATGCGGCCGAAGTCGCACACCGACCATTGCCTTGTGCTGGACTTCGCTGGCGTCGTTGAGACGCACGGCCCTGTCACCGCAGTCAATCCGCCAAAGAAAGGCACTGCGGGCGCTGGAGAGGCTCCCGTGAAGGCATGCCCGGAATGTCATGAGCTAGTGGCCATCGCTGCGAAAGAGTGCTCGGCCTGCGGTTACCAGTTCCCGGCACCGGAGGAAAAGAAATTTCGGCTGCGCGATGTTGACATCATGGGCATTGAGGGCGAGGAGATGAGCGTAACGTCATGGCATTGGCGCCGGCACATCTCGCGCAGCAGCGGTTCAGAGATGCTGGCAGTGTCGTATTATGGCGCCCTATCCGACCCGCCTATCACCGAGTACCTGACGGTAATGCATGAGGGTTTTGCCGGCAACAAGGCAAAAACCTTGATGATGAGCATTGCCTTCAATGCCGGCGCAAAAACCTCTGAGCTGGTCGGCGCAGACCTAACAGAAGCAGCGAAAATTTTGAACTATGCGAAACCTCCGAAGAAAATCAGTTGCCGCCGCGACGGCAAGTATCACCGCGTCATCCGCCGAGACTGGGCGCCTGCCGACCGAGCACGAGGAGCAGAGACTCTTAGTGCAATGGTTTAGGCGGTCTTACCCTGATGTGCGGATTTTTGCAATTCCCAACGGGGGCGCCCGAAGCCCGGCAACTGCCGGGCGTCTCAAGGCCGAGGGCGTCAGTGCTGGCGTCCCTGACCTTTTCGTTCCGGCTATGAATCTTTGGATTGAAATGAAGCGCCAGAAGGGCGGCTCTCTGTCAGCAGAACAGAAGGACTGGGCGGAGCATTTGAGAGGCCTCGGCTACGAGGTTCTCGTAGGCCGAGGATTTGAGGATGCGAAGCAGCAAGTCTTGCAGTTTGCTATTCGGCGCTCCTGATAGCTTGAGCGCAGTCGTAAGGCGTTGCGCCCTCCGGCCAGTCCTGTAGCTGCTCGCAGATTTGAGCGCAGCGCTCGCGCTCAGCGGCGGCGACTAAAGCGGCGAAGCGTTCAAAGTAATCGATGAGACCGCCCTCCATCAGCCCTGTAAGCCCAGCTTCCCGCGCCAGCCGAATGATTTCTTCTCTAGTCATTCCTGCCCCTCCGAACGTTCTATCTGCTCGATAATTTCTTCCGGCTGAGCATCCGCTTCGGGTTCTGGTGTTGGGTTGATAGCGCTCAAAAAATCTTCATCGCCAAGGGCGTTCCATCCTCCATGAAGTTCGTAGTGGACGTTTGCCTTTTTATTTAAATGAAACCCTATCAGCCAAGATAAAACCTTAGAATCCAAAGGCACTCCACACTCTTTGACTTCTAAGTATGTAGATTCGCTTATAGTTCTCCAAGTGCAAATCACTTTTGAGACGCTTGGCTTAAGCCATTCAGGTAATGAGTTATCAACAAGCCACACGCATTTATATGTTTTGCACGGGCTATGAGGTCTGTTGATATAGATAGCGCATCCGTTTTCCGCTACAAAATGACAGGGACGCCCTGCATACATCATCTTGTCGTGGATATTTGCATACAGCCATCCTTGACAACACATCGTGCAGCCGCCACAAGATCTATCATAATCCGTAATCAATTCGTTCATTTTTTGCCCCTCCGCACATACACCGCCGTGCCATCTGGCCAGACCGCTGCGGCGTTTTCGGCGAACGCGGCCAACATCCACCGCCCGCCATACGTCCCGTCAATGGTGCCGATGAACTCGTACTCATCTTGCTCCTCGGCCTCCATTTGTTCGACTGCAATGGCGTTGTGATAGCGATTAAATTCAATGTTTTCCAGCGCCTCATCAAGCTGCTGGTGTGTTTCCGACAAACACACTAGTGCGTCCTCGCGCAGGGCTTCGCGCAGGGCGAAAATCAGTTCTGCGGTGTGAATGCTGTCATGCGCCCATTTCGGAGATTCCCAGCGTTCGACCACAGCTTCCGCCGCTTCTCGTAACTTACTCATCGCGAGCCTCGCTTTCTGCCGCAAGGGCGGCATACGCCACATCATCGATGTAGTCGTCTTCTCGGTACTGACCCTGAGAGCCCCGTACCTTTTTCAGGAGGCTCATAAACTGCCAGCCTTCGGTCACTGACAAGCAATGGCCATAAATGAGGTTAAATGCCGCGACAGTTTTGGCCATTGAGCGCTCGCCCTCGGCGGTGTCCCTGCTGGCGGCGCGGTCTTCCATCTGGCCTCGCGCCTCGTTCAGGTAGTCATTTGCTGTCTTCATTTGTTTAGCTCCTCTTCAAGCTTTTTTATCCGGCGTTGCAGCGCCTTCAGGCGGTTCTTTTTGAGCCGCTTCTCTTTGATGGTCTCAAGCTCTGACGGCTCGTCAGACGGCTCATCAGCCTCGACGACCGGCGTCATATATTTTGGCTGGGGGCCGTCGAGATTGAGGCGCATGCGCCACGCCCGGCGGTGCAGGCCCTTGGCTTCCATTCGCGCCGCTCGGCTCATCGCCTCGGCCCATGCGGCCTCGTCAACAAAATACGGGCGAAAGCCGGCATCGCCGGTAATCTCTCCCTGATGGCTTGGCGAAAATCGCCCCCGGCCTACGCCGGAGTCTGATGTCTTGTGATGTGCTGCTGCCATGTTGGTCTCCTGTTGTTATTTAGGCCGGCTCAGGCCGGCAGCTCGGTAGTAGCCCTCGCAGGCCTTGCAGTTAGGGCTGAGCCCCTGCTTGGCGCCGGCCGGAGGATAAAAAGAATCTGTTCGCTTGCGCTCCCCGCATTTCGCGCAGGGGCGCCAGCCCATTGATTCCGCAAGCCGTCGCGACTCGCGGTGCCATCCACTTTCTGGCTTCATCGAGCGTAGTGGACAGGCCGCTCGTAGCGGCCGGTCTCGTCGCGGTAAACGCTGACCTGACGGCCATGACGGCTGCCGTCATACCAGCACCAGCGCCGGGTCTCACCCTGCGCGATGGGGCTGCTGGAGCAGTCCCAAGCGTCGAGCAGGCCTTCAGCCGACAGGGCGGCGTTCAGTGTGGGGAAGTAGTTCATTCGTCGCCCTCCTCTTCATCTTCTTCTTCGTCCTCATCCTCGTCGTCCTCGTCCTCGTCCTCGTCCTCGTAGGGGTCGTAATCCATCAGAGCCTCAAACTTCGCGGCGCGACGCTCCAACCGCTCCTGCCAGATGCGCTCCTGCTCATCCTCTGGCAGCGCTTCAAAAGCGGCTTTTTCGGCCGCCATTTCGGCCTTCACCTTAGCCTCAATCTCGGCTTCGTACTGATCCATCAACTCACCCATTGTTTTCATTCTATGTCTCCTTGTGTTAGGCCATCAGGTTTTCAAATGGTGCTTCCGAAAGCTGCACCCAGATTTCAATAGAGGGAACGTCGCACGGTTCCCACACATTAAGCCCCCAGCTAAACCATCGGTATCCATCGGTTGCCCATCTGTTTCTTGAGCAAGGCATTTCAAAAACTCGGATTTTTTTCATTGTTGTCTCCTGATGCCCCGGCTCAGCACCGGGGCGGTTGCGTTAGGCCATGAAGTCTTCAGAGCGCTCGGCCAGCTCGGCCAGCTCCTCCATCATCTTCGGGGTCATCTCCTCCCCGATGATGATGAGGGCGAGGTCGCTGGCTCGCGCCAGCTCCTCGGCGCTGAGCGCCGGGAGGTACTTGGCCAGCTCGGCCTTAAACATATCGACCTTATTCATGTCGCTCTCCTGTTGTTGTTGAGGAGCGAATTGTAAGGCCTGATTTGCAGGCCTGCAATAGGTCTTAAAAAGATATTTTATTTTAAGAAAGTAGTTGCAGGCCTTAAAACATTTGCTTAAGATTAGCTCTCCAGCAAAAAGGACAAGGTCATGACCAAAACAGTTTATGAGTGGGCCGTCGAAGCAGTCACCGTATCCAGCGAGGACATTCTTGACATTAATCACGCGCCTGAGCTTGATTTCTACAGCACCGACCAGTTGCGTCTTGCCGTTAACGGCACGCAGTGGATGAGCGAGGATGACGAGCCTGAGCTGATGTTCTACCGGCTCGCCTTGACCAAAAAAGTGTACGAAGGCCCAGACGAGTACGACGACTTGCTCCACATGGACTATGCCTACGTCAACAGCGCTGGCGAGTTCGACGAGTTCGACGATGCCGGCGGGCTGCCTCCGGTGAAGTATCGCAAAGAGCTTGTGACCAACATGAGGAGAATCTAATGCGAATCGCAGACATCAACCGCAAGCTTGCCAAGGCCGGGCACCCGGTGAATTTGTACAGGGGCAACGGCTACCTGTATTTCGTCTGGAGCGACGGGGAAGAATTCATCGACGAGTCAGTGCCGGTTTGTTACTACAATCAGATGCCCGGCCAGTGGTGGCTGGCCGAGGCGCTGGGCTTTGCAGCGCGGTGCGCCGCTAGAATCAAGGGAGAATGATCAGTGTTGTACAAATTCTGCACCCCGCCCGATGTCGAAAACTTGGAAATCAAGAGCCTGACCGACAACTGCGCGGTCATTATCCAGTCCATGCCCAAGCCGTGGCGCGGGCCTTATTGTGTAATTCTGGTGGACTGCGACGGCGAGGGCATCATCGGCCCGCGCCGCTTTTATCAGAGCCTTGAAGATGCCAAGGCTTATGTTCACTCAAACTTTAAGTAAGGAGGAATTGTGAATGAGCTGGCTTTATTCGCAGGCGCTGGTGGAGGAATACTCGGCGGCAAACTGCTCGGATGGCGAACCGTCTGCGCCGTTGAGTGGGAACCCTACGCAGCTTGCGTACTTGCCGCCCGACAAAATGACGGCATTCTCCCGGCTTTCCCGATTTGGGATGACGTTCAAACCTTTGACGGCAGACCGTGGCGAGGCATTGTTGACGTTGTATCTGGCGGATTTCCGTGCCAAGACATTAGCAGCGCAGGAAAAGGGGCTGGAATTGATGGGGAGCGCTCAGGGATGTGGCGAGAAATGGCGCGGATCATCGGCGAGGTACGACCCAGATTCGCGTTCGTGGAAAACTCACCAGTACTCACTTCTCGGGGGCTTGACAGAGTTCTCGGAGACTTGGCCGAGATGGGGTTTGATGCGAAATGGGGAGTTGTTTCCGCAGCAGACGTTGG